CTGGATAGTTTGAAGCAGTTACACCCCAGTTATTACCCAATGAAGTAGACCATGCAGCAGTAGCAACAACCGTATCCATACCACGACCAGCCATTGCCGACATATTACGCGGAGCCGGAACTTTTAAAGCTGTTAATGCTTCTTTCATCCATCGCTTACCCGTCACTGATACAGCCGATGACCCGATCCAGCCGGGAACTTTAACGACATTTGCCATTTTGATTACTCCAATAAAAAAGCCCCACCATTAAGGCAGGGCTTATAATTAATCTTTAGCCTTGCGGCTTCGTTTAGCTGTGGCTTTCGCCGTAACAACCTCAATTTCAGGAATCACCGTAGGTTCATCTTGAATTGGCTGGGGTTGTTCTTCGAAAGTTCAACCACCAGCGGTAAACACTTCCTGTTTGATCGGAGCACCATCAACAGCAAAGGTATATTCTTTAGTTACGACTTCTTCATCGCCACCCTGCATAGCCGCTTTAGAGATAAAGCCGTTGAAAGCGGTGCGAATACCAGTCTGCTTACCAGCATCAACATAATATTCAATCTTAATCTGAATACGCGTGCCATCTTCGGCTGCCTTATCCAGTTTAGCGTGTACCGCATCACCTGGGATGTAGTTAACGGTCAGAGTCAGATCAGGAACGTTCAGTTTCCCTACCAGTTTACGGTTATACTGAGAAGAGAAGGATTTAACTTCTACAGTACCGCGTTCGATACCAGTTTCAGGAAAACCAGCACACTCTTTAATTTCTTCGTAGCTGTCTGCCGAGAGATCGGCATTAGTAGTGTCCGCTTGATAGAACATACTTACCAGACCACCAGTAAAAATATCTTTGAATTGTTGAGACATATAATTACCCCTTAATTGAATTTGTTATAACGGGGGAACTAGTCCCCCGACTTTTATTATTTAGTTGCTTTGAGTTCGGCTAATTCTTTAGTCAGTGCATCAATCTTAGCTTGATACTTAGCATCCATTTCCTGCATAGCCTTGATGATTAAAGCATTGACAGCAGAGTTAGAAATAGTCTTGATTGCTTCTGGATGTTCTGGATCTTCGGTAGATTGAATACCTACTGCTTCCGGCAATACTTTTTCCAGATCCTGAGCAATAATACCTACTTCGCGTTTAATTACCGTGTCATCAGAAAGAGATTTAACTTTATCGTAGGTGTATACTTTCAGGGAGTTTACTTTCTCTAATGCACCGTCCTGTAATTCTTCCTTGTTAATTTTCAGACGAGAGTCAGAGCGAATGTAAACATCGTTAAAGCTACCGTTACGACCTGCCGTCATGTCACCGGATGCGTTAAAGTCAAAGACGGCATCATGAACATGGAGACGAACAAGAGCGTTACCGATAGTACCGCTAGGAACGTGTACACCCATTGCGGCGATATGATATTTACCTTGATGGGTTGCTTTCCAGATGTTATGAGCGGAATCGGTTGATTGCTGGCAGTCGACCTGAATACCGGAAGCACGATCACGCCAGCTAGCCCAACTACCACCAGCAACGCTACCACGAATAAGACCATTACCGCCACCGGATACAGTGCCCGTTTCAAGGTGAATCATCTTACCGCCGAATTTCCAGACTTCGGCTTGTTTCTCACCGCGCATACGCATAACACCAGCATCATCGCAGTACAACAGACCCAACTCTAAGCCGTTTGGATCTCTAAACCATAAATGCTTGTTACCAGTGCGCTTAAACTCAATATCAGCACCATTCAGGGTGATATTGCCTCCAGTGTGGATTGCTTTAGGCTTAACAGTACCGTTAATAGCAAACTCGATTAATTCAGTACCAGGACCGCCAGCACGTTGGGTATACCAGTGCCAACCGCTTTCATCAGCACATTCAAACACTTGTTTACGAGCATCAGCGCCCCATGCACGAATATTAAACGTAGAAGTTGCAGTACCTTTACCCCAGCGAATTTGTCCAGCAGCTTCTAAATCACCGAAGAATTTAGTTTTAATCGCACCAGTTGCTAAAGTACGTTCAGTGGTGAAGTGTGCACCTTTGCTATCGTCAAGCTGTAAGATATTATCACGAGCGTTATTGCTATCGCCCCAATGGTTAAACCGGAAGTAGTCGCGAGAATTTAATCGACCAGCATCAAAGGTTAACATTCCTTTACCGACGTAAATATCACCAGCAAATCGAGCAGCACGGCTATCTCGTTCGAGAACTAATGCACCCTCGTTACCATCACCACCTAAAGTAACTTTACCAGTAGTCAAATCGTAAATGAATGGTCGGTTGCCGTTCCAGCCACCAAATTTATCATTTTCGGCAGTTGAAAGAAGATAAACTTTACCACCATCATTACGCCAGAATGCACCGTAGTTACCGTAAATCATACGGAATGCGTTAGCGTATGCAGCAACATATTCGCCGTTTGTGTACACAATTTTTGTTTTGCCAGTGGATAATGAAACTTGACCGTTCTCATCCAGTCTTACAGAGTTATTACCTTCCGTTAATTCATTTACTAACTGTACAGTGTTAGTAGTACCATCACCATAACCTAGATAACCCTGATGACGATTAGCACCAGAACG